TTACCTAATTCTATTTGTACTGGAATACTATAAAAATACAATTGTTTTATTCTATCTTCCAATTTTTTGCCCTTATAAACATTAGAACTTTTATGGTCAAAAATAACTAGGTTGCCAAAATTATCTTCTGCTACAAGGTCAGGGAATCCTCTGAATTTATATTTTTCAATTTCAAATATTACTTCTTTTTCAGTAATAAGAGGAGTATACCCTTCAAACTCATCAAAGTTTTTAAAATATTCATATCCATTTTTATAATAGCTTTCTTGCAAATTTACATAAGAATTAGAGGGAAAAGGATACTTTATTTTTTGAAATCTTTTTTCATATTCGTCAACTAATTCCCAGGTTAATAATTTACCATTTATCCATTCTTCAATAATACTGTGTACCATTGTTCCATAATCTGTAAATGCGTTCCCTTCTCCACATTCTTCATCAATGTAACTTTTTTTCCACATTAAAGGACAAGTATAGAAAGCGTTTAATCTAGAAAATGACCAAATAGTTTCACTCAAAAAATCACCTCTTATAATTTATTTTTATGTTAAATAAATTAACAATATAAAGAAAATAGCCCAATTACAACTTTAACTTTTATATTTTCTACACTATTTCAAATTCATCAAATAAATTATCTAGTTTTATATTTTCTATTAATTTATTTATTTCTTCGCTTAGTCTTTCTTGCAATTCAGTAACTTCATCAAGAGTATTTTTACTACAAGGATATTTATATTTATCAACAAAACATTTTATATCTTCATTATTAGCACAATACAATGCACCTGCAATAATACTTAATTCTTCTTCAGATAATTCTAATAGAAATATTCTTTTTGTAAATATTTTTGACTTCATATTACTCCACCTTTCGATAAAAGCAATATATTACTTATTCTTAAAAATATTCAATTTTAATATTGCCATTTTTTAAGTCTCTTTCTATCATTTTTTCAACTTCTTTTTCGAGTTCTTCCCTCGTTTTATATATACCCAATATTTCAAATACCTTCTTTTTGCACCATAATTGAAATTCCTTTGAATTTACCAATCTTTGTAAAGCCAACTTTTTATTTATATATTGGCTTCTTTCGCTTCTACTCTCTCCTACTGCCCCGCTTTCAGGATGACTAATTCTTACACCACTTTCTGTAGTATTTTGATGTTGTCCTCCCTTACCGCCACTACGGAAGGTTTCTATCTTTAAATCTTTTTTAGTGACACTAAATAATAATTCTCTCTTAATACAAGCACACCCCCTTTTATAAAATCATGTTTTATTTACTGTTTTTCTAAATAACTCATATGATTCTATCTGTATGCTTATTGTAATAATCAAAAAAACAAGTTAATAATCATTGTTTATTAATACTCTTTTATATGTGTCTAAAATTTCATTTTTTCTACAAGACTCTAATTATGAATTGGTATTATAATAGATACAATATTGTTTAAATCAAAATATCCAATATCAGTTATATTATCATTTTCATCAAAAAGATATAAACAAATTACTTTTGGTTCATCTACAGTAGATTCTAATACACCTTTATATACCAATCCATTATTTAATATTACTTTAATTATTTTACCTAAATATCGTTCCCTAATTTTTTTAATAAAATCTACAGTCAATCAATTCCCCCCTTTCCTTTATTTTTTACAACATTTATCAACGCATTTATCCAACATTCATCACAGTAAAAGCAACATGGAGAATATGTTATTTGTTCTCGATATTCTTGCGGTGGACATCCGCCTAAAAAATCTTTCAATTCTTTTCTTTGTTCAAAAATTTTTATAAATTCTTCTATTTTTCTGGGATTGATATCTTCTAATTCTAAAAATTGCATATTATTCTCCCCCTTAACTCATTCTATAAGCATAACCATTAATACATACATCAGCATTACAATATGTCTTATCACAGTCTAGCCACTGTTTGCAGTCGAAAGGAAATGGGCAAGAACCCTTTCCTACACAAATATTATCATCAGCAGTAATAATCCTATTTATAACATTCTTCCATGTTGAATCTTTTTTTAGCTTTATTAATAAATTATATATATCTCCTGATGTCATCTTTAATTCTATACCATCTGTTTTAATCTTACACCCATATTCGTTAATATCATATGATAGTTTACCATATATATAAGTGGGCAATCCTTTATTCATTAATATTCCTCCTTTAATAATATTATAAAATAAAACCCATTTCTTTCAATTCTTCTTTAGTATAACCTTTATCTATTTTTCCTGTTTTTTTCCATATCTCAAAACTTTTTTGTGGATTTTTGGGTTGAATACCGTAGCTTAAAAATCCTTCAGGAACAAATTTAAACTGCCTTATAATTTCTAAAACACAATCTTCACATAAATCAAACTTCCATCTTTCCATATCAAATTTACTACCATAGTTAAAGCCTACTGCAAATTCATGGAATAAGTTAATATCATTATAATTATTATCATTTATAATTATTTCTTTACCACATTTATTACATATAACTTTATTAATTACTGATTTGTATTCAGGTATTAATTTATACTCCTTCATAATTAACTGTTAATCACCCCCTATTAAAATTCTTTTACATAGAAATTATCATTTCTATGATTTTCAAACCATACCACTCCATCATCAGCAGTTATTTTGTATTCCTGGTGATTAAAATTCAACAAATTAATTCCCAATAAATCCTCATAATTTGCTACAGTCCATGCAATAAGGTATTTATCTTCAGGAACCCATATACTTCTACCTTTCCCTATTCTACTTCCATTAATTTCTACATTATACCTGCATTCATCTAGTATTTTCATTTCTGGAACTACTCTATATATCTTTTCTACTAACAAATCTTCATACTCATAATCTTCACCAATAAGGTTGTAAAGAAAAACATATTTCATAGAATACACCCCTTGTAATTTATTTTTTATTTTTATCATTTAAATAATTTGTTTTCTACTTCTCATTTATATTATAATTATTTATTTTATATTTGTCAACATATTTTTTGTAACTTCTATTTTATTTTTCATTAAATACTCCAACGTTTCTCTTCCTCTATCAGCAGGACTATCTTTATAACCTAAAACACCTTTTCTATCTAAAATTAAATATACTTTAGTATAATAATAAAAATCTCTAGCAATTTTAAGTAAATTATTTAAATAATTCTTATATTCTTGGCTATATATTGTTTTATATTCTTTGTCAAAAGCTAAAAAAACTTCTCCTACATCTTGTTTAAGTATCAATTTTTTTTGTTCTTCACTAATATTGCTGCCTTCTACTCCTACAGTAAAATTATCATTTCCGTAGTAAGTATCACACTTTAATACAGATTTTTCACTTTCAAAAATAACTACCTTTCTTTTCTTTCTTATTGCATCTTTGGTTATCCACAATCCATATAGTTCTAAAGATTTTTGATATGAATAAAGGGAGAAATATTTTGGAATATCTAATTCCTCATATTCAACTTCAAGAGTTCTTCCAGTCACTCCTATTAATTCTCCCTTTTCATTTCGTTTAGGGAGAATTATTCTATTACTCTCAAGGTCGTACCTAATACCAAATTTATATTGACTTGGTACTGAAATTCCTTCTTTTACCCATTTATAAACAGGGGCATATATATATTGTTTAAGTATATCTTCAGACAACACTTCATTTTTTTGTGTAATTTTCTCTTTCTTAGTAAATTTGTTTATCCATTCCCAATCTTTTATTTTCTTTATTATAATTTGACTAGTTTGCTCTTCAATATTTCTCCCTATAATTGAAGAAATATAGTTTACTGCATCATAATAGTTAATACCTTTAACCTTTTGTACTAGTGAAATAATAGTATAATGACAACTACAAGTATTAAGATAACAGTAAAAACGTTCAGAATCAAAATAATAATATAATTTATTTTTCTCTGGTTTACAACAAATAGAATTAAATATCATATAATTACCATTAATTTTATATAAATGCCCTCCTAGATTTTCTACAATTTTTATTATATCTTCAGTACTTAACTGTTGCATTATATTTTTAGAAGTCACATAATCACCCACCTAAAGGTGGTTATTCTTCGCACCACCACTCATCTTTATCTTGTTGAGCTTCATATTCTATTTCTAATTTTGGAATTTCTAATTTTCTTCCATGTTGAGTTACTAAAACATCTTGATATGTACAGATACCATGATCTATTTTCATCCAAATATCTATATCTTTTTTCCCTCTTCGATTTTTATAAATACATAGACACAAATCAGGTTTATCATATTCTTCTAATATTCCCTCAAAAATAGCTTCATCTGATTTATCAACTTCCCTAATTATCATACCTACATCTACAGGGTCAGCAATAGCTTTAGCTCCTCTTAATAATTTTTCGTTAAATTCCTTAGCATTATAAGCTTCAGCGTTAAGTTGAGTGGCTGTATAAACTCCTATATCAAGATTATTGGCTAATCTTTTTAATTTTTCTGTGAACATATATAAAACATTATCAGTTCTCAAATTACTTACTCTAGCCCTGCCTGCCAAATCACTTAACATTTCTACTGTAGCTTTTATATAATCAAAATATACATATTCAATATCATGTATCATTTTATGATGTTTAACTACATTTTCTATTTTTTCAGGAGTAAAATCAGAAACAAATTCTACGTATAACGGACTAGTTTCTATCAATTTTATCGCTTCATCTACTTTTTTTTCTTCTTCTTTACTGTATTGACCAAGTAAAATTTTTTCCTCATCTACTTGTGATATATATGCCAAAAACATAGTCTGAATTTCATCTTCCTGTTGCTCTGAAGTAATAAACAGAACAGGTTTTTTTAATTTTACTGCTTGATAAGCTGCACAACTAGCCATCATCCTACTTTTTCCTCGTCCGCTTAAGGCAGAATGTAAATATAACTTTCCCTTTCTAAAACCTCTTAATATAACAGACATTGCATTAGAAGGGAAGGGTATACCCATTTCAGGTATAGATTTATATCGCTCTTTTAAATCTTGCAATCCTTTTCCTGCATGTATTGACCGTCTATTAATTGTGTATTTTAATTTCAAATCAATTAACTCTCTTTCATAGACCTCAAACATTTGCTCTATAGTCATATTATCAAAATTTAACATTTTTTCTTCATCATTTTCATCATAAAATTTAGAAATGTCATAACCCTTCTTAACTAAATCTCTAAGTATAGAATATTTTATTACTCTTTTAGCATTGTATTCAAAATTTTCTGGTTGGGCAAGTTCAATTGCATCTTCAATATACTTAATACCGTTATTTTGTTCAAAAATTTCATGTTGTTTTTTATATGAAACTAAAAAGCTATCTATAGTTAAAGCATCTATTTTTTCGACCCCTTGACTAAATAAATTACTAATTGTTGCAAAAATTATCTTATGGAACATTTCAGGAAAATGATTCTTATCTAAATTTAAATAATCATATTGCACAAGTAAACCAGGGTTTTGTATTATACAACCTAAAACTTGTAGAATAGCTCTAGTATCCTGCAATCTCTCAATCAATAGCTTATCACCTCTACAAACTTTCCATATTATAACTCTTAACAAGTTTGTTTTTAACAGGGTTATCATCTGAATTATTTATTTTATACTTTATAACATTTAGAGAAGGAGAATTTCTCTTTTGTTGTTCTAATTGTTTTTTCTTTCGCTCAACATTTAACCAAAATTTTTTAGCATCTTCGTAAATATAAGGAATTATACCTAAACTTTGCACAGTAGGTTTATTGCCCTTTATTAGAAAAAAGTATTTTAATGCCAAAGTCATATCTTTATAACTATAACCTCTTTTTTCATGAAATTCTTTTACTTGTTTTAACATATAACCAGTTGGATAAGATATATTAAAAATATCTTTAATGGCACATATTAATTCATATCTTGCACTTTTTTCTTTTTCTGCGCTCTGATAACACTTATAATGGTAATACCATGTAGCATATTTTTTACCTTTTTTATTTATTTTATCTAAAGCATAAGCTTCATTTTTAGGCAATTTTTTACCACATATCCTACACTTAACCATTATTAACACCCTTTTTATCTTTTAATAATTTTTTTATAAAAATGTCTACTTCTTTTTCTAAGTAACCTAAACCTGAATAACTCACTATATAATAATCAAAATTAAAACTATCTAAATCTGTTTCTGATTGATGTTGTTTTTGTTTTTCAGTTAATCCATTATCAAAATTTAATCTAATAACCCTTACATTTATAACATAATCAGGAAATCTAGACATCGTTGTATATATTTCGTTACGGAATCTAACATCGGGAATAAGAAACCAGTCATAATCATTCTTAAATATATCTATCAAATCACAAGTTCTATCTACCCAAAAAGTATCTTTATATTCTCTTACCTTTTTTGTACCTATAAATTGTAATAAATTACGACCTTGTTTATTTTTTACTCCATCCCAACCCAAATATTTTTGACATATAAATTTAAGATAATCGGCATGGTGTATAATTAAACTTTTTCCAGGTAATTTTTCTTGTAAAAACAATGCAGTTGAAGTCTTGCCATGCTGTGCTTTTCCTGAAATATTAATAATACCCTTCAAATAATCACTCCTTTATTTTTTATTTGTTCAAGTTTTTGAATAATATTTTCATATAAATTTATTTGTTCTTTATAATAATTAATAATATTGTTAAATAATTTTACTTTATCTTGTTTCATCCAATCTAAAATAGTAAACCCACAAACTTCATCATTTTCATTTATTCTCACCACAAACCCCTCATATGGTTCTTCAGCTGTACATTTATCATCCTTAAAAGTAATATACATTATATCGTTTTTAGAATCATAATTAAACATAATTACCCCCTAAATCTTATTAATATACTATTATTAAACTTTTTTAGTATTATTAACTTGTTTTATATATTTTCTTTCTTTAATAATTTCTAAATAACACATTACAAAAAAACTAATAGGAAATAAAATTAATAATACTGTATTAAGCAACAAAATAATTACATTTAAAATTGCTGTTTTAACACATTCAAAATAAATATACATAGTATACCCCAAAAAATTCCATTGAAAAATTTTCACATACATAAGTTCTAGTATATTCATTTTCGCTATATTAGACGAACAATTTCTTATCTGTCCGTTATCCTTTATAAAACCTTTATTAAACATTAATATTCATCCCTCAATATTTATTATCCTATAACCTTTATTTTTTGATATAACGAATCTAAGATTAACCGTAAAAATTCTTTCCCCAAACATTCAGTTTCAACCAACAAATTACCATTATTATCCTTGAAAATATCTAAATGACCAAATCCAATACTACCACCCCAATAAATTCTCATACCACCTTTGTTCTTTTCCCACTCTCCCCAGAATTCAATATCTCCTATTCTAATATCAGCCTCTTTATTATTCATTTTCATATTAACCTCCTAAAATCATAATTTTATCTAATCTTTACGTCTTCATAATTTATGTCCTTAATTTTACAAAACTCTGCAAAATCTTCAGGTGAAGTTTTAATATTTCATGCCACTATGTTAGTTAATTCGTATTTAGCCTTACCATTGTCTTTTAACCATTTTAAATATTCTTCTTGTAATTCTTTCGATAACATAATTCATTCTCCAAACATAAGGTAAAACAAGAAATTAAAAAGCACTAGTAGCTATATAAAAAGGTTCTATTTTAACACCACTTTTTAATTTTTTGTTTATCTCTTCTTTTAAAATTGCTGAAGCTAACACATTTTCCTTTCCTAATTCTCTTCTGTCAATTATAAAATCCTTTACTACTAAACCAACTGAAAAACCATCTTTCTCATAATCATCACCAACCATTTCAAGCCAATATCTTACTGCTTCACTAATATTTTTAGCAACTATATAATCTTGCCCCCCAAAATCTATTTCAAATATTTTATATCCCTTGTATTCTATCATATTTAATCCTCCTTTGTTTTTGTTTTTTTGTTTTATTTAACAAACACTTTTGTTAAAGTACTTCTTCTTCTATATCCTTTATCCCCTCCCTTATTTCTATTAATATATCACACAAATTTTTAACCTCTTCTTCAGTATCTATACTAGATGGTATACATATATTAAAGCAACATTCTGAACAGTAATTTCGTTCACATTTCCAATCCCAAAAATCCTTTATAACTTCTTTTAATTTTTTATAGATTTGTTCTCCTTTTTTTAATTTCATCTTAGAACTCCCCCTTAGCCTTTTGTATAAAATAATCTGCAAAACATTCAGCACAACTTGTATGGCAATCCCAATTAGATTCAGGGCATGGTACACCACATGGAACATTATCTCCAAGCCATTTACATGCTAAATCAAAAGCCTTTTCAATTACATAAAATCTATTTTTAACTTTTCTTATTTCGTCAATTAGACCATATTTTGTATAATCTTTATACTTCTCCTTTAAATTATCTAATTTTTCACTAGAAATTCTATTGTTTATTTCCATTTTGATAAACCTCTTTCCTCTAGAAATTATCTTCAATATTATTTAACTTTTCTTAAATCATCCTTATACCAAAACCATCTTTTATTTGGACGTACAGGAAAATTATCAGGTAATTTACATATCTCTCCAAAATCCCGTGGGTTTTGAGGAAAATCAATATCTCGTGGTGAATGACATAATGCTCTAACTTGTTGCCGACAATCTTTTAATGCCTCACAATACCCAACAAGTTTAAAATATTCCTTATAACTACCGTTACAACGTAATTCTTTTTTCTTCTGTTCTAATAACTTAATATTATTTTTCCATCTTTCTTTAAGTTGAATAAGCAATCTTCTTACTCTCAACCATTTGTTTACCCCTCTATCTTTAAGTACGAATCTTACAATATCTTCAGGTATATATTTCGACAAATCTTTTACAACTAGTTCAGGATGGTTTTGCCGTCTGTTATTTATATCATATTTAAAAGTACAGTTAAGCATTTAATTACCTCCTATTTCTTCCTCCTTTACATAACTTTGGAATGTTTATAAATCCCAATCTAACAACTGCCCACAACACATACTATACTTTTGATGTTCGTTATAAGTTTGTAAAAATTTCCCGCAATTAGGGCATATATATAAAAGTTTATAACAATCGTATATAGGTTTTTGTGGTATTTGTTTTTTATTAGTGAAATCGAGTTTAAACTCATCTGTAAATATCTGTAAAAATTCGTCCAATGATAAAGTTTTGTATCCATCTTCTTTCAAATCTTTAAGTGTTGCTATCAGTTTATTTATCGAAATAATATTCATTATTTATACCTCCTCTATCGATGTAGTATTTTTAATTTTTTTCATTAGATTTGCCGCAAAAGCTACAGCTTTTCACAAATAATACCTCCTCCGCTCTGTTTTTGCAGGCAGGCCGGGGGATAGCCCGCCCGCCTAAAATCGCCACCCCACCGTGCATCTTTCGACCTACGCGTCATTTTCAGAATATATTACTTCTACATCTTCAGCATTTACATAAAAACATCCTTTAAAACCATCATCTGCATCATAATAAGGATTATCTTTTGATCTATAACAAATTAATTCAATATCAGCACTATTTGCTATTGTAAAAAATTCTACTTTATCAACTTTTTCTTCTACAATACAGCCATCACAAGATTTGTATTTTATTATCATTAAGCATTTCCCCTTTTTTATAGAATTGTAAACTATAAAAATCAGTAAATAACTACCATTAAGTTTTACAGATACTTTTTCAGAAAATCTATTAGAATTTTCCCTTCTTCAGAAAGAATTACACCACGACCCTCACATTCAGGGCAAATATATTCTTTAGCCCCTTTTGGTTCTCTCAAGTCTGCTTCCTGTAGAGCTTTTTGTATTTGTTCATACACAAAAGGGTAGTTATAATCTTCATATTTTTTCTTAGTTTCTAATTCTATTTGCTTCTTTTTATATCTATATTCCTCCCAATCAGGATTAATAATATATCCATCCCCATTACAATTAGGACACATTAATTCAAGCATTTCTATATTAATCATTTTTATCTCCCCCTAATAACTTTTTATTGTTTTTTAACCTTATACTAGCTTGTTTTATATTCTTCTTATCTATTTCAAATCCAATAAAATTCATTTCTAATTGTTCAGCCACTACTGCTGTAGTACCTCCTCCCATAAAAGGGTCTAATACTATTGACCCCTTTGGAATATTAGAAAGTTTAATACATTTTTCTGGTAAACCTAGAGGAAACCTGTCTTTATGTATTTTTTGTTTTTTATTCTGAATTGTTTCGTAAGGAATGTACCATGTATTACCGCCACAGCGCAAATCCTTATTTGAATATCTGCCTATGTTACTTTTATCTTTATAAGGAATACCTATACTTAATCTATCTAAATAGTAATTCTTTCCTTTAGAAAACATAAATATAAATTCTGTTAAATTATTTAAACGCTTATTCCCTTGTATAGGAGTATAATGATTTTTTATCCATGTAATAGTATCTATCCATTCAAATCCTGATTTTTCAAATTCTAAAGCCACCAAAAATGGTCTACTTTTATAACCTGCTAAATGTCCAAAATTTACAAAGCATAATGTATTTTTTTTATGTACCCTATAAAGTTCTTTTGCAACCTTTTGTATTAATTCAAATGAAAAACCATCTGCTTCTTTATAAGGTGGAGAAGTTATTGTTAAATCAATGCTTTCATTATTTAGTAATTTTAATCCATCTACACAATTCATATTGTAAATCTTATTTACTTCTAACATTTTAATCACCTATTATATATTTTCCTCGCTTTTTTTCGTTTTTGCGACTTTATCCTACTAGCGTCTACATTCCGCCTCCACCAGTTATCGTTAATTAAGTTAAAATTTCAGTAACAATATCTTTTAAACGTTTTGTACTAATCAAGCTTTCATCATCTAGCCATTTTATATATCTTTCTACAATCCCTTCATGTTCTTGAACAAAATCTTTTAATGCTTTTTTACAGTCTAAATATCTCTGTTTTGGGTTATACCATTCAGTTATTTCACTATCTTTATCAGCGAATAAAAGTAGATAGCAATCTAAAAACTCTCCAAATTGCTTCTCTAGAAGATATTTATCTTTTACATACCATCTTTCATTAAACTTACCCCATGTACTTTCCCTAATTTTTTCTAATTGATTTTTTTTCTTATTATATTCTGTTATATTAGTTTTTATTGTTTCAAATAAACCCCTGGGGAATAGTTCGTTTTCCAATCTATTATATAATTTTTCAGTAATTTGAAAGTCTTTTTTAATAGTTTGAAAATCTTCAATAGTTTTAATATTTAATTCATCACCGCAATAATCATATACTGCATCTCCCAAATCTTTCTTTATTAAATCATTATAGTTTTTTAATTCTTTAAATCTTCCGTTTTTTATAATCCATACATTATTACAGTATTCATAATCAAATACAACAAAATTATCAGGATATTTATAATACAATGTCTTTAGCGGTAATTCATCTCCCTCATTAAAACTTCTCATTCCTCCACCACTATGCCAAGTGCCTGGTTTTCCTGTAATTATATCTTTTGATTCAAAGATAGGTGTATAAAATATTTTAATTTGCTCCCCACCCAAATAATCGTACATCCCCATATTTATTCCTCCTTTTTACACTATAAATATCCACAAATTAAACATCTCAAATATCTACAAAACTTTTTCTTTTACTAACTCCAATAGTTTTTCCTTAGTATTTAATTTAGGGTTTTCTAATACTTGCTCAATTGACACTCCCCATGACTAAAGTTAGGGGATTCTTGGGAGATTAAATGCCAATCCATTTCTGGTTGACAAGTATGACCCAAAGTTAAGGGTGTGCCATCACCCCTCCCTAGGCAGGTCATATAGACCCTAGGGCTGGCAGACTATCGCTTTACGCTACACCATCTACCACAGGTGCTAACATTATATTCATAGCACCCAATCTATCTCTATGTGTACTAAACCCACATGATTTACATACATACTTTCTATCTCTTGCTTTATTTAAACTTCCACATTGAGGACATTTTTGACTTGTATATTTTGGGTTTACATATTCAACTTTTATTCCTTCTAAATTTGCTTTGTATTCTATATATTTGGCGAGACGATAGAAAGACCATGTATGCAAATTCTTTTTGTTTTTACGGCTTGTTCTTGCCGTGTTTCTAATATTCGCTAAATTTTCTAAACGAATTACAGAAACATTATTTCCCACTGCAAAATTTACTATTTGCCTACTTATCTTATGGTCTTGGTCTTTCATCCATCGCTGTTCTTTATCAGCTATTTGCTTAATCTTTTTTAGCTTTTTAGCTTTACCTAACCTTTGACGCAAGACTTTATATTTACGTCTAATATATTTGTTTTGTCTACCATTACCGAAGAATTTTGTTTTGCCATTATTTATTACTGCTACTGCTGGTACTTTTAAACCTAAATCTACACCTATTATATTTTCTCTATTATAAGAAATTTGTCTTTCTGGTACTTCTACAGCTATTTGAGCTATCCATTTGCCTGATTTTTTAGTTATTCTTAATGTGCCTAAGTTATTGTTGAGTTGTTGTTTTTGATAATCTGTTAGTATTATTTTTACTTTAATTCTTTGTGTTTTCCCATTAATTACTATAGGAAAACTCAAAAAATCATTTATTTTATAATTTTGATTGTTCCATATACATACTAGTTTTTTTAGTATTGGCAGTTTACTGGTTTTCTTGTATTTCTTATAAACACTTTTAGCATCTTGTATAGCTTGATTTTTAACCGCACTTGGTAGATTGGCTTCAATATCTTTTGATGTTAACTTTATATTTTTATTATTAACTATAATTTGTACTATATTATTTACTATGGATGTATACTCATTTAGAGTTTGTTCTAAATATTGTTCTTGTTCTTTAGTGGGTAGTATTTTAAATTTAACTGTTAATTTCATAATTCACCACCTTTCTATACATTCTTTTGATTTTCTATATATTTTTGTATTGCTTTTTGGCTAATATAACCTACAGTACAACAAAAATAACTTCGTGTCCAAAGTGAAGGTATTCTACTTCTTAGTTCTGGATATTTATTTCTTAAAATTCTACTACTTGCTCCTTTGAAATAACGTATTAATTTATGTAAAGGCTGTCATGGGTCAAAACTTATAAATAAACGGACATGGTCAGGCATTATTTCTAATGCTTTTATTTCAACATTTTTTTCTTTAGCAATATTATAAAATATTTGTCTTAAATCTTTTTCAATATCACCAACCAATACTTTACGTCTGTACTTAGGACAAAACACTATATGATATTGATTGAGGTATACTATACCTTCTTTATGTGTATATTTATCATTCATTAGATATTCACCACCTATCTAATTATAATATAACATAATATTAGATAGGTGTCAAGTATCTAATAAGCCTTCATCCCAGTAACTAAAGTCATGGGCTTTCGGCTAGATTTCTTTGTAAATTATTTAGTATTTCTCCCATTTTTCTTCCTGGTTTAATACCTATTCCCATTAAATCATATCCGTTAATATCTAAGTCTCTTATTGTTAATGGATGTTTTTCGTTTAATATTTTTTCTACTTGTTTTCTTAAATTTAAAATTTTACTAAAATCATGTGGTGGTTTACTTCCCTTAATATCGGCAATTTGTAACTCAAAAAGATTATTTAAGTTTTCAATACCTACTCTACTAATAAATTTCTTAATACTACTTGTTTTTAGGAAATCATATTTATTCATATGTTCTCTTACCAAAATACATACTTTTTCTATAGTTTCATTATCAAATTTTAATCTTTTTAATATTTTCTTTGTTAATATTTCACCTTCAATATGATGTTTATAAAAATGTCCCACTCCATTATTACCAATAGAAAAAGTTATTGGTTTACCAACATCATGCAATAAAGCTGATAATCTTAAAACTAAATTATTTGGTACTTCATCTAATACAATCATAGTATGTTCAAAAACATCTTTAAAATGGTTGGGGTTTAATTGGTCAAATTTTACCATTCTCTCTACTTCAGGCAATATTTCATTAAGCAAACCTGTATCTCTTAATAATTTTATTCCCCTACTTGGATATTGAGAAATTAATATTTTAGACAATTCGTCATTTATTCTTTCTTTACTGATATTGTTGATTAATTTTTTGTTTTTTACTATCGCCTCATCTGTATTTTTATCTAATAATAAATCTAATTGACAAGCGAATCTTATTGCCCTCATCATTCTTAAAGCATCTTCTTTAAACCTATCATCAGGACTACCAACTGCTTTAATAATTTTATTTTGTAAATCATTTAAACCATCAAAAGGATCAATTAAACCCTCTTGTTGATTATATGCCATAGCATTAATAGTAAAGTCTCTTCTACCTAAATCTTCTATAATATTAGAAGTAAATTTAACTTTATCCGGTCTTCTATTGTCTGAATATTTCCCATCAATTCTATATGTAGTTACTTCATAATTTTTATTATCTAAAATAATTGTAATAGTACCATGTTTTAAACCTGTAGAAATTGTTCTATATTCTTTAAATACATCTAATATTTCTTTAGGTAAAGCATTAGTACAAATATCCCAATCCTTAGGTTGCTTATTTAACAAACTATCTCTAACACAACCTCCTACAATATATGCTTCATAACCTTGTGATTGTAAAATATTTATTATTTTATCAGCACCATTATCAATTTTAATCAACTTATAACACTCCTATTAATTTCAATAACTAATTCATTAATTTTATTAAAATCTGGTTTTTTAGGCAATGGAGAATTTTTTGAAGCATATTCAAATTTCTTTTCTAATTCATCTGCCATTTCAAAAATTTCCTCATATGTATATTTACCATTCCTGATATCTATTAATAAATCATGTTCTTTTTCTCTAAAAGTATGAATTCCTTTGCCTTCTAAGATTTCAGTACCCATAATTAACAATCTAATTAAATGCATTGCATGTTTATTTAATCCTTCTTCTGTTTTCTTTTTATTTCTTTGAGTTAATTTACTATAACCTTTAACTATACTACTAAATTCTGAATAAATATTTTTAAAATCTCTTAATGGATAATGTTTTAATTCTATATCCATAAAAATTTCAGTATCATAATCTTCTTTTTCTGATTTGTCAATATATAAATTTAATTTACCATTAGCAATTTTTGTATAATGTTCCTTAATATAATACATCTGTTTTTCAATACTTTTTAAAATATGTTGTTCTTTTTCTGTTTGTAGACAACTATTCCTTGCTAATGCATTTCGCAATCTCCTTAATTGTGCTGTGGCATACCCGCCAAAAGTATATTTAGCTTTTTGGGACAAAAATAAATCAACATTATCTAATAATAATTGCCCTTCTTTGGTTAAAATAATATAATGCTCTGGTTTACAGCCTAACATTTCAATCATATTAGGATTACAATTGCTCATTAAACTAACAGCCTTTCTTAAACCGAAAATTGTAGTGTCGGTTTTCTCATCCACTCTTTGTTCAAAATTCGTTAATCCTAATAAGTCTGTTTCTCTTTCTAAAGCAATTCCCCTAATATCCACATCAGAATTTTTATTATTAGTACCATAAGCATAACTGCCACCTAAAACCAATAAAATAATATTACCTTTTAAATGCTGGTTTTCAAAAAGAAACCTATACTTATTATCATTAAAAACCATTTCTTTAATCTGATTAACTTCCATATTACCTTCCCCTTGTTAGAACAAAAATTTTCACCTGATATATTTTCTTCCTATTTGTTAAGTAATTCTTCAATCCCACCAATGCTCAATATATTTATTTAACATTCTAAATAACATTTCTCTATCCTGTTTTTTCATATAATCACTATGATTACAACATCTTTCAAAAGATTTTCTTCTTTCTGTATTAGGGTCTTCAACATATATATAAAAACCATTTATAGTAGGTTTAAACCATTCATCAACTAGTCTTTCTTCAAATTTTCTATCGTGCCAAAATGTTGCATTTTCTAAATATTTATCTTCGTATAATCTTTTAGCTAAATTTTTCGCTATCATTATTTTCTTTGCTATTTTTAGTGCATTAACGCTATAGGTTTTATCGCTCTCAAAAAACTCTTGCATAAATCTTAATTTATAATATAAAAATTTATAAATATAACCATAATCCCAATCTCTATCATACCAAATTACAGGTAGCCATTTAATTAAATTTAATATTCTACTTTTTATTTTATAAAACATGCCTATTACTCCTTATCTTTATGCCAATTCTACTTTAAACTCATCTGGTCTCTCTATTACAGTTATTCCTTCTATAATTTCACCATCAGCTGATACTGCTCTATTCCCTGCTGTCTTTATAACCTTTTTTAAATCTCCCCACTTAGGCTTTTCTTTTATTTCTATATAATCTCTCATATTTCTTTCTTTAAGCCATTCAAGTAATTTATCGTCTTCTCTTTTAAATTCTGGTTCTCGTTTTTTAAGTTTAAGTTTGCCAGTTGGTAACTTATATGTCTTTTGAGTTTTAGTTTTTTTCAATACCTTGTCATCAAGACTATTAAAATACTCATAAAGTTTAAATTCAAAAAAATTAACTGTCCTATTTCGTTCCTCTTCTGCTTTTTGAAGTGCATTTTGAAGTTGTTCTATTTTTGCTTTAACTACCATTTCAAATCTGTTATATTCAGCATTAGCCTCACGAATAATATCTAATGCCCAATCAGCTGTATTATCATCAGTTATTTTCCATTTTTCTTTTTCTTCCTCATTATTAATATCTATATCAAGATTTTCTAATGCTAAATTAGCTATTATATTATTGACATAATTTTCCCTTTTATTAACCTCCATAGTACTTCTAAAAACCTCCATTTCTTTCTAATTTTTCTTTATAGTATAACACTCTATCTACATATTCTTTAGCTACACCATATTTTAGAGTACCATATCTCCCTCGATTATAACTACTTAACATTAATTCAAATACTATTTCATCTGAATATCCTTTACTACTCCAATAATCTCTTTCTCTCGCTAATACAAATACACCTGCTTTTAAATTTTGATAGGGATTTAGAGGATTAAAATTACTAATTCCTGCATCTTTAGCAAAATCATACATATATTTATTATTTAACTGCATTATTCCAATATCTTTAGTTCCATTTTTATTAACACAAATTAAATCCACATTATAATTACTTTCTAATTTCGCTACTGCTAAAATTAATTCAGGAGACAAATTATATTTATTTGCTAATTCAAAAACATAATTCTGCAAATCATAACTCAAATCAATATCATAATATCTATAAAGAGTAATTTTGCTTGTGAGGATTGCTCCCTCCCCTACATCACTAGTTACTGGATTTATCATCATCAATATCAATCCTACAACCCCCACAAGCTTTATCATAAAGACTCCTCCTTATCAAAATTATTTGTTTTACAGTTTTACAACGTTTGAACTTTTTCTAAAAGTGCTTTTGCTACTTCTATATCTTCAATTTTATTTGGATTAACAGTGCCTATTTCTTGTTTAAATATTTCACTTATTTCTTCTTTAGTTTTTTTACCCTCTTTTACTTTTTCTTTGGCAGTATCAATTATCTGTCTAATAAGTTGATCTAAATTTGGTTCTCTATCTTTAGCTTCTTCTAGATAAGCTTCGACTTCCTTCTCTTTTTCTTTTGCTTGTTCTTGTTTTATCTTTTTGACATCTATTCCTTCTCCTAATGCATTTTGTACTGCCTTTTCAAAAGTTTCAATAAACAAGTCTACATCATAATCTATCCTGTTAGGTACAGTTTCAAACCTACTACCAGCTTCCAGGTCTGCACCTTCTGCTCGGAAATAAATATATCTTTTATCTATTAGTTTTTCTCCTTGTTTTTCTTTCGCAATATCAATAAATACGATAAAATCTGCAATGTTTAGCACTATATCTCTTGCTGTACTAGGAAGAGAACAAGTAGTTTTGTCATAAGATATACCATCTCTACTCTCGAACTTCTTATCTTTATCATGAGTTAATATCCAAAGTCCATAGCCTGCTTTAATTATTCGTTCTAGAGTTGACTGCATTTCACTAGATACCATTGAATATCCTTTACCATATGCTATATCAGCAATATCCTGGATATTTTTACCTGTTTTTCTTCTTTCCTGTCTACAAATATAATCTGCTGCATATTTATACATTATATCTGCTGTGTCTATTGCTATTGTTTTATAGGGAAGTTGAGCTTTATATTTTTCCAATTGATCAAGAACATTTAAAAAATCTTCCCAACAATTAATATCTTGAGCTACTACCTTCATTGCTTGATACCCTTTTTCAAAAGCTAATAAAAGTCCGGCTTGAATATTGCCATAAAACTTTTCAACCATTTTAGCAAATAAACTAGTTTTTCCAGATTTGGGACGACCATAAACAGTAAATACATAATCCTCAATATTAGCCTTGGGAATATTAGGTTGCAAATTTAAAAGATTTATACTCATTACACCACTCCTTTATTTGTTTTATATTTATAAGTTTATTAATATATTAATATTAAAATGGGAGCACATCTTCTTCTTCTTCTAAATCAGATATTTTTTGAACGTTTTGTACTATTTCATCTTTTATAAAATCATTTTCATCATATAATTTTTTTTCGTAAGTTCCTGGAACTACTCCTGTTATTTCCATTTCTTTTCTTCTGTTCTTCACTAAATTAGTATATCCTACAGGTATTTTTCCTCCCCAAGCATCATCTTCTACTGCCATTTTTATTTTTTCCACACGATTATGAATTTTACCTACAACCTTTAATTGGTCTCCAAATTTAGGTAATTTCAAAAAAGTTTCTGCCAATTTAGGATATTTTCTCCCATCAACGCTAAAAACAGCAATTTCATAGTCTTTGTTCCACAAAATTACATAAGCTGTTATAATAACTTTTTGTTCATCCCTTTGAGCATTTACAAATACTATTTCTTGTTCAAAATCTGCCATCTCTATAAAATCTTCGCTGTCAAAATCTAGTTCTGTATTAGATTCATACATATTATTTATTTTATATTTTACTTGAGGCCTATCTTTATATGTTGAAAATACATTTTCTCCTACAACGACTACTTTATCGCCATCTTTAAAGTTATCCTTAATCCATTTTACTGCATCATAATCTACTAAAAATACTTCTTCATTGCCTTTCTTTAGGTGTCTTCCTATAATACGATATTCACCAAAATCTTTATGTCTTTCCTTAAAAAGTATTTTTGTTGTAGAATAACTTTTATCCTCATTGCGTTTTGTTATATAAGCATACTCCTGTTCTGCACCAAATAATTCATAATAAACAATATTATCTGAAGAACTTTTTACACCCAATCTTATACTTCTCCATTTTCTTCCATCATCTAGTATACCCTCTTGATAACCCATTCCATTTTGAGGCTCATCAAGACCTATAATTATCCCTCTAGTTTTGTTACTACCTTTATGCGGTACTAAATTTTCTCTTCCCAATTTATCAACCTCCATTTGTTTTTTTTATTTATTTTTTAAATAATTAACTAAATTATCTTATATTATCACCTCCATTATTTTTAAGGTTTTTTAAACTTTATAATCTTCAATTAATTTTCTTATATATTTAACTTGTTTGTTATAGATATTATTATCTCCTACACATATCTCCATTACCATTACAACGCTATTATCCTTAGTTCGAGCAAGGTCAAAACCACTACACCAATTCCCAGCGCTCCCATCTTTTACTATCTCATTTAACTGTTTTATTTTTGCCATCTAAATCATTCCTTGTAATTTGTTTTTTATTTATAAAAGCGGTTATTTTATTTGTAAAGAGTAAAAAACAAACTTTTTTATTTTTATAAAATTCTCATTATATCCAAGTGAACTACCCCCATCTAAAGTAGTAATAAATAGTTATTTTTTCTTCTCCAATAACTCTGGATTTTCGTATATGTTACCTATTACTTCAATACAATTACTTATATACCCACTAGCGTGCCAACCTAAAATACAATTAATTGCTTTGCCTCTTACAAAGAAAGCAGTATTATGACTATCATATTCAACTTTGCCTATTAACTCTTTTTTCTCAAAAACGACTTTAACCATATCCCCTTCGTATATTTCAACTTCATTCTTATCTTTAACTCCAGTATACTGCATAAGAACTAAACAATCAGATCTATCTATAAACTTAATTTCTGTTTCTTCATAATTCCAGATACCTATATTACCTTGAAAATCTAAATATAAGTCATATAACATTGTCTTTTGGTATTTATGCCAAGCACGAAATTTAATATCCCTCATTTTTCACTAACCCCTTTTTATAATACTTACCCTACTTGTGATTTGTTTTATATTTACCCTTCTATATATTATTATAGTAGTTTATTTTATATTTGTAAAGAATAAAAAACAAATTTTTTTATTTTTTATAAAACCTTAGCTACTAAACCTTTTCAGTTTACTTTGCCCTAAGATTCTTTCTGTATTATTTTTTCTAGTGCGTCAATGACTTCCTCTAGGGAAGCAATTTCGTCTTCAACCAACCAGGGACAACGATCTTGCCTAAGGACTTCTAGATATTTCCGATTCGCCACAATGATGGCTTCTATATCTTTAAGTGTCTTCTCTTTTTTGAGAACAGCCTCTTTTAGGAGAGGCAATATATCTTGCAGTGTCGCAACAACAATGCAACCCTTAGGAGGTTTAGCTTCATCGATAGCAAGACCGGAAGATACATTCCCTACCGGTGAAAATGCATCTTTATATTCATGTATTTCGTGTGTTCGACAAAGACGCATAAATACGTCTATCGGTTTTTCTATGCAGTAGCAGATAGTATGATACTCAGTATTATAATTTAGGTGTTCCGATATTTCAGCCCAATATATCTTTGTAGACATTTTTATTGACCCTCCTTAACCTTTAAATTATGCGGAACCGTCGCTTCCCCTCTTCCTTCCCCCTCTAATATCTGTAATACTTCAA